CCCGGCCGAGATCGTCGACGACATCGAGCGGCTCTCCGATGGCCAGGTCCGCATGAACTACCTCACCCTGTGGCGGTGGCTCGAAGGCAAGGTCAAGCACCCGCGCAACCACTCGATCGTCTGGGTCGGCCGCGCCCTGGGGATGGAGCGCGAGTGGGTGGAGAGGGCAAAACCATGATCGAGTTCGACTGCGTCGAGTGCGGCCGGCACATCATCTCGCTCGGCAACGACTTCATCCAGCGGACGCACCCCAACACCTGCGCCGCCTGTTTCAGTCTGCCGGGGTGGTTCCGCGACCCCGAGCTGTGCCGCCGCCTCGACCCCGACATGCAAGTGAAACCGCCCAAACCAAACTAGAAGGGACCGCTGATGTTCCCGCTGTCGCGCCGCAAGGACCTGGAAACCGACGAGAAGAAAGCTCAGGCAGACTGGGTGCCGGGCTGGAACCCGCACCTGGACATTTGGCACTGTATGAGTTCGATCGCCCGCAACCAGGAGCGGCTGGCGCGGAACCAGTCGCGCATGATGACCGTGATCCTGTGGTTTATGGTGGCCTTCCTGCTGAACCTGGGGTCGCTTTGGTGGACCATCTTGTCCCGTGGCTAAGGGTCCCGGAAAGTACGACGACCTTGCCACCTATGTCCGCGAAAGCGCCGACGCGACAGCGGTTGTCGTGATCGTTGTCAGCGGGAGCAAGGGCAGCGGCTTCTCGGTGCAGGCCGCGGCCGATTTCCTCCCGGCCTTGCCGGCCCTGCTGCGCCATCTCGCGGACAACATCGAGCAAGGACTGGGATGAACGTCCTGGGGGTTGACCCCGGCGCCACCGGCGCCTTTGCCTTGTACGAGAGCGAGCTGGACTTGCTCCTGGTCGGGGATATGCCCAGCGGTGTCGTCAACGGGCGGCGACAGGTCAACGAAGCCGCCCTGGCCGGCATCCTGCGGAGCTTCCAGCCCGATGTTGCGTGGATCGAGCGGGTCCACGCGATGCCCAAGCAGGGGGTCACCAGCGCCTTCAGCTTTGGCGTCAGCTACGGGATCGTCCGCGGCATCCTGGTGGCCCTGAAAGTGCCGACCAACCTGGTGACCCCCAACGAGTGGAAGCGTCACTTTCGGTTGGGCTCGTCCAAGGACGAGGCCCGCATCATCGCCAGCCGGCAGTTCCCCGAGCTGGCGAACCGCTTTGATCTTAAGAAGGATCACGGCCGGGCCGAGGCGGCGCTGATCGCGTTGTTCGGCGCCCAGCAACACGCATGACGTGGACCTGGTTACCGGCTCTCGCGGTCAGCCTGGGGCTCTGGGCGCTTATCATCTGGCTGATTTTGTTGGCTGTGTAGTCCTGTTGTCCCGTGTTGTCTTTTGTCTCTTGACACGCCGCGCGACAACGCTCCAAATTAGCCCCGGTCAAACCAAAGGACTGTTGAGAAATCAACAGCTTGTTGGGAGGGGGCTTTTTTGTCCGACACACCGGCACCACAACTTCGCGACTATCAAGACCAAGGCGTAGACTGGATCATCCGGCGGTTTCAGGAGGACAACAAAGCTGTCCTGCTGGCCGACGAAGCCGGTCTCGGTAAAACCCTCCAGGCCCTGCAAGTCGCCGTCGACCTCACCGCCGCCAGCATCCTGGTGATTTGTCCCGCCGGGGCGCGGCGCGTCTGGCTGCACGAGATCATCAAATGGTTCCCGGGCTGGTCCCGCTGGGTGGTCCTCCTGGAGCCCGGCGCGAAGCTCCGCCCGGAGAGGCTGGCATCGGCGGACCCGATCTTTCTGATCGTCGGCTACGACGAGTTGTCCAACTCCAGCTCGAACGTCGCGTCCCAGCTGCAGGGCCGGTCCTGGGACCTCCTGGTGATCGACGAGGCCCACTACCTCAAGAACCCGTCCAACCGGACCTACGCCGTTTATGGCAAGCGCGGTTCGGACGAAGGCGTCCAGTCGTCGGCCGGCAAGGTCTTGTTAATGACCGGGACCCCGACCCCCAACCACGCCGGCGAGCTGTGGCAGCACTACCGGACTTTCTGGCCCGGGGTGTTCGAGCGGCGGCTGTCCCAGGACCAGTTCGAGGAACGCTTCACCCGCTACCGGGACACCGTCTTCGGCCGCCAGGTGATCGGCTCGAAGAACCAGGACGCTCTCCGCCAGGCGCTCGGCCCGGTGATCCTGCGTCGCCGCAAGGACGAGGTCCTCGACGAGCTGCCGCCGCTCCAGCTGCAGGACATCCCGCTCGCTCCGGTCCCGCATTGGCGGGACAGGCTGAGCTTCGAGAGCCGGACCGTGGTGGCTAAGCTCGGCTGGGTCGAGAGCGGTGACGAGCATCTGCTCGCCGCGATGCGCAACCCCGAGGCCAAGGTCGCGACGATGCGGCGCGAGCTAGGCGAACTCAAGGTCCCGTCGACCTGCCTGTGGGTCCAGGAACGGATGGAGAGCACCGAGAAGCTCCTGATCTTCGCCTGGCACCGCTCAGTCATCGAAGCCCTCCGGGAGGGCCTCCTGGAGTTCAATCCGGAGGTCGTCACCGGCGACACGCCGCCCCAGGCGCGGGCCTTGGCGGTCGAAACCTTTCAGACAGACCCGCAGGTCGGGGTCTTTATCGGCCAGATCCTTGCTGCCGGGACCGCGATCACCCTGACCGCCGCCAGCGAGGTCGCGATCGTCGAGCCCAGCTGGGTCCCCGGCGAGAACGTCCAGGCGATCTGCCGGGCGCACCGGCTGGGCCAGCGCGACAGCGTCCTGGCCAGCTTCCTCTACCTGCCCAACACGCTCGACGAGCGGATCATGCAGGTCTTCCGCCGCAAGGCTTCCGAAATTGCCGAACTCCAAGGAGAGAAATGATGCAGGCGACTATCAACTTCGACCTGACCGACGCCGTCGATCGGGGGTTCTTCCTGACAATGCTGGGACAACTGGGCGTGCCGGGCACTAGCGCCCTGACCGGCGCCCTGACCGGCGCTTTGATCTCGGCAGCTGAGACAGCCGAGACTACCTCCGCCGCCGACATGCAGAAGAAGGTCAACCAGCAGGCCGCCGCGGCCAAGGCCCGCGCCGCCAAGGCCGCAAAGACGTCGCCCACCCCGGTCGAAGATGTCCTGGGACCAGCCGAACCCCCGCCCGAAGCCAACGGCGCCGGCGACCAGGTCGATGATCTGGGCCTGATCGACCCCAGCATGTCCCCGGCCGAGGCCAAGGAGCAGGGGCTCGTCCTGGTGCGCGAAGTCTACGCCGCCGGCAAGGTCGCCGAGGTCAAGGCGCTCCAGAAAGAGTGGCAGGTCGCCAAGTTCTACGATGTGCCCGACGCGAAGGGCCACGAGTTCTTCGCGCGCGTGATGAAGATGGCGGTCGAGACCGGCATCCGCAAATGACCGAGCCGGCCCACTCGCTCCTGGGTGCGTCCTCTGCGCACCGCTGGCTCAGCTGCCCGGGCAGCTTCAAGCTCTCGCAGTCGGCGCCGCACCGTCCGGCTTCGATCTATGCCGCGACCGGGACCCTGGCGCACGAGTTCATCGAGCAGCAGACCAAGAGCCAGGGCTTCTCGCGGCTGCCGGTGGGCGAGCTGGGCCAAACCTACCAGCGCGACGGGCACTCGATCACGGTCGATCGGGAGCTGATCGACGGCGTCAACCGGATGCTCGACTACCTGTTTGACGCGGCGGTCTCGGCCGACTGGGTCGACATCGAGTTCCGGGTGGATTTGGCCGGCTATTTCCCCGAACCGCCGCCGGTCCCGGTGTTCGGCACGGTCGATGCCGCGGCGCTGATCTCGCCGGTCCTGGAGGTCATCGACTACAAGAACGGCGCCGGGGTCATGGTCACCCCGGTCGAGAACCCGCAACTGATGTTTTACGCGGCCGGGGTCCTGGACCTGCTGCCGCAGGCCGCGCGCGACCAGGTCGAGCGGATCAAGCTGACCGTCGTGCAGCCGCACGCTATCGGAGTTCCCCCGGTGCGGAGCTGGGAGATCAGCGTCATCGACCTCCTGCTGTGGGTCGACGAGGTCCTGGTCCCCGGCGTCGCACACTGCGCCCGGGACGATGCCCCCCTCGTCCCGGGCGACTGGTGTCGGTTCTGCCCGGTGGTCCACGCCTGCCCGGCGCTTTATGGCGCCGCAGTTAAGGCGGCCCAGTCAGAGTTCGGCGATGACGATCCGCCTACCGATCCGGGCGACCTGGCCCACTGGCTTGACGTCGCCGAGCGCGCCGAGCTGTGGATCACACGGCTGCGCGAGCACGCGGTCGATCAGCTCGAACACCAGGTCCGCATCCCGGGCTGGGGCCTGGTCCCGACCCGCGCCACCCGCCAGTGGCTCGCCCCCGACAATGACATCGCCGAGAAGCTCCAGGAGCTGGGCGCCACCCATGACGAGGTCTGGGAGACCCGGGTGCGTTCGCCGGCCCAGATCGAGAAGCAGCTCAACCGCACCCGCAAGGGAAAGCGGGTCTGGGACATGGCGCGCAGCCTCGCCGAGGCGCGCTCGTCCGGGGTCAAGCTCGGGCGCGATACCTCTACCAACGCGCGAGAGGATTTCACCGATGAGTGACCAGGACAACCGCCCGCCGACCGCGGAGTGGGTCTGCATAGAGGCCGCCCGCCTGGTCGGTGGTCCCCGGCAGGCAACCCACGGGGACAAGACGATCAACTTCAAGAACATCGCCGATCTATGGAACGCCTGGCTGGACATCCGCTGCCGCGCCGATGACGGCTTTTTCGGGTTCACCGCCGGCGACGTGGCCGAGCTGATGGAGCTGTTCAAGATCGCCCGCCGGCACTCCGGCGCCTTCAACCCTGACGATTACATCGACGCCGCCGGTTACGCCGGCTGCGCCGCGCAAGTCCGCTCCGAAACTCGTCCCACCAACTCAGGAGAAGAACATGGCTGCTAGTTTGCGCACCCCGATCGGGGTCCTGTCCTTCCCGGTGCTGTTCAGCCCGCGGCCCCGCGCCCCGGGCGGCGAGCCGGTCTACCAGTGCTCCCTGCTGTTCGACGAGGCGGCCCAGCGCGACCCCGCCTTTATGGCCCTGCGGCGCGCCGCCGCCGCCGCGATCGACGAAGCCAACGGCGCCGGCAAGAGCGCCGACCGCACCTTTATGGCGGGGGTCCGCTCGCCGTTCCGCCCGACCGGCGAGAAGCAATACAAAGGCTATAATATCCCAAACGGGATTTTCATCTCGCCGTGGACCAAGTCGCGGCCGGGGGTGGTCGACGCCCAGCTCAACGAGATCATGGTCGCTGACGATGTCTGGGCCGGGCAATTGGCCCGAGCAACGGTCCAGCCCTTCTGGTATCACCAGGCCGGCAACCGCGGCGTCAACTTCGCCCTCAACAACCTGCAGATCTGCCGCGCCGATGGCGAGCGGCTCGACGGCCGCCGCGCCGCCAAAGATGACTTCGACGCCTTTGCCGGGGCCGGCGCGGCGGTCATGGCGAACGCCGATGACGACATCCCGTT